ATAATATCACGACCCTTATGGCGCATTTTCAAGCGCGTACCAATGTCAAGAAGACAGGTAGAAAGAGGCCTAGAAAGATACCGTTGGTACAGTATCGATCCAGTCTCTCGATGCCGCCTAAATGATGAAGGTTGTACCAAACATAAAGGAACCTTAATACCTGAGACATCGGTTTCCCAAGGAGGAACGGGGATAAACTTCACCCCAGAACTTTCCTGAAGGTACCGAATCGTCAAGGGCAAAAAGATCCCATGATTGGCACTCCACACATTGAGTCTGTTGATTAGCGAGTACACATCCTGTTTGGATTTAAGTGATTGGCAATAAACACCTCTCACATTATATCCAGCATGAAAATCCACGCCACAGGACTCACGAAACACGCCTTCATTATAGCTTTTGTCGTGGTTAACCAGAAATCCGATTCGTTCTAAAATGTTGACAACAAGATCGTAAGCCTCGCGGCGAACGATAATGTCATCACCAAAGACCGAAAAATTACCTAACTGGTAATCTGGATCCTCCGGTTTACCACGAGGGTATATGAGCTCTAAATCTAGAGCTTTGTATACCCCTATTACAACAGAGCTAAAAAGGATCGTCTGTAGTGGGAACGTATAAGCATTTCCCATTGACGACACCATATGTAGAGCCAGAGGCTTCCCATCTGGAAGAACCACGGTTTGACAACGAGTCTCCTTTATCCAGCCATAGATGTAGCTGGGGAGGATCTCTTGGAGCAGACCGAGGCTAACTGTATCGGAGGCAGAGGAAAGATCGATAGTACCAAACTTTCCCGACTCAGATCCAATTCTACAAAGTTCACGATTCTTATCAGGTTGAGTCGACAAGTTTATTCCAAACTTGCCTTTCAACTGAGATTCGAAGAGAGAACCAAGTCCTTTCTGAAACAACATATTCAGTAAAGGCTCTGTACATATAGTACGTGAAACGTCATTCGATTTCGGCACAAATTGTAAACGGCTGCCTATTACCTGCTTCATATCCCCAAAATGGTCAGACCGGATCTTTTCGGTCTCATCCCAGAGAGGAAATTTAGCAGCTTCGCCCTTGAAAAGGCGAAATAACTGATAGTTGGTACCCGTTAAAGGTCCAGCCGCTATCTTATGATAGAAGCTAGTACCCGTAGCGCCAATACTGGCACCAGGTCCTACGTTAATACGCTCCAAGACATCGGAAGTATTAAAGAAGTAGTCCCTACCATGGTTGATAAACCAAAAGTCATAAAATGACTTACGGAATTCACCAAGGGCGATTGCCTGAATTTCAGACATTTCGTGCGTGTCAATTGGGCAGCTTCTCTCGCAATGAGAGTTTGCTGCAATAAACTTAGCAAGAGCGGCATCGTCAGCCCCCAAAGACTTATTATCTTCAAATTTCTTGAAGATAGAGTCCAGGAGAAAAACCGATGCTACTTCACGAGGCGATGCACCGGGCCAAAGGACGTCCCGAACATTTCGTTCAAGAAGTCTAAATGGTACAGTGCGAAGCACGTGGCTAAGATCAGTAGTAAGGCAGGAATAAAGAACATTAGAGCAAGTGCCCATAACCGTTCTCCTTTGTAAAGGCATGACATAATGGCAGACACCGAGAAGAAATTTAAAGTACCTTTCAACTCGATCTGTTCAAAATGTCGCCGACCTACCTCAAGCCGCCTATCAGCCCTAATCCTTTGAAAGGAGTAGGTCGAAGGTTTCTGAGGTGAGCCGGTCGCCACCCGTTCGACGTGCATAACTGCTACATAACTCCCGACACTATGGTATCGCCAATCCCAGATGATACTTGGGCAGCGACTCCAAAGTGAAGGGAGAGTGCAGCGCGCACGTTAGCCGCGTCAGCAGTATCAGCCCCAGCCGGGACCTCTATGATCGTACGAATGATCATATTGGTCGAAGGCTGCCCAGCAAGGGGTATAACCCCATGCCGGGTATTAAGGTTGAAAATGTTTCGCGGTACATTTGAAATCAGTCCCGTCGTTGGATTTGCCTTGCCCAAAGCCTTAAAGACTTTAGGTTTGACAAATGTCACCGTAAAGGGTGAAGACACAGAACTGGCTGTAACACCAGTTTGAGTCCCACCCAAAGCAGTCACGGCATATTGCTTGCCGTTGCTGTCCGGGGCTGAATCAAGTGCTACGGTATACGTCGGAGACGTTAAACCGGTTTGAGCCGCTCCAGTAACTGGAGATGTTAGGGCATAAGACACAATTGTGTCCCTTTCATCGGCATTTCTGCCAAAATACATCAATTTAAAGAGCGCGAAAGTTTCCTTGCTGAAGCGCCAAGAGCGGCCATATTAATCCATTGAGTTGGATTCCCAGGAACACTTACCTCAAAACGAGGCAAACTAAGTACTGGGATTGACCGAGTAACGACAACATGCTTAGAAACAAATGTACATGGCGACCCTGTTACGATACGCGCAGTACTCCCGTTGTTAAAAGAAACCGACGAGTCGGGACTCTCTGACCCAGTAAAAATGGATTCAGAGCGAACCGTCTTGCAGGCCCAAATAACATCAGAAGTATTGGTTGCACCGGCATTGATTATATCACCAATATTGGTGAAATAATCTGCGAGGAAGGACCATGGGCAAACTTCCCATAACGTTGGAACGAATTGAGACAGAGTTAATCCTGCCCGTTCGAAAACTCCAACATCAGGGGATTTCCCATCGCCCGCAAAGCGGAGTCCAACAATGTACTGGACAGAAACGGTTCTTGCGACGCTTCTACTATATCTAGTAGGAACGCCAGCAAAATTCGATCCTGGCTGGTCAACATTGAGGAACTCTACGGAGCTCTCGCTACCACGACGAGTAAGCCTATTCGTTAAGACCTTCTCTTTGTGTTTGATATAAGCATCAACTCCTTGCTTAATATCTCCCACAAGAGGGGCCCAACCGAAGGAATACTCAAGCCATGTATCAGCTAGAACCTTACGCTTGGCCTTCTTCGAACCTCGTGCGTACTTTCGTACATCACGAAAATAAGAATTAAGGCCTTCACGTAAAGCTTTAGCCGGGGACGTTATCATACGAAGACTCTCACCGAGCTCGGCTAAGAATATACCACCTTGAAAGGAGGTACGTCGATCGCCTATAGCGCGGTAAAGATACTTCAATGCCATGTTATCTGCGGTTGTTGAAGAGGTTGAAGCAGAACCGTACTCCACGAAACCGGGTTTAAAACCGGTAGCGTGGATACGTTGCATCAACGATCCATCAGATGCCCAAAAATCGTGAAGTATAAAATCACCATTTTCAAGCTTCTCAATGGATTGGAAGACACCAGTCAAAAGAGTGGTGGCATTCTCCCCAGCTGATATTTGACTCTGGTATTTCGGATTACTATACCCCGTACGAGTACGAACGCAGGTTTTAATAGACCTGTAGCTCTCGACCCAAAAGGATCCAGGGCTTTCGAACGTAGCCTCAGACGGAATAGTAAGCCTTATACTTCGGTTTATATCAGACATGGGTATTCTCCGCAACATGGTCAGGGAATAATTCTGACCCAGGTTCCTCTTCCCAAACATTCGCTCTGAATATACCTAGTGCTCTAGGAGATCGGCTCCCGCGAGGCTCACGCCAAGCGGGTAACCGTAACCTAGAGTTATAGTATAAGCAGAAACGTTTGTTATCACTCAATGCCAGTACATTCAAGTTCGGTTGGAATATGAAGCCTGTAAGCCTTAATAATCTCTTCGTTCAGGAGCCTCTTATCGAGGACACCCCTACTAGGAGAGAGAAAGCGAACTACATTCCTTCGGCGAATCAGATTAAATTGATGGCAGCGTCTTACGACGATGCAATTAAATAACCTGAACCGATGGCCTGTAATAAGCATAGGATTACCTTCTTCAGAAAGTCCCATCGAAAATAAATGTACCAGATCGATCGAGAGAACTTACCAGTCAGGAGCCGTCGAAACGACGCCCTCTGGCAGTAACTCCCTCAAAAGATCGCTTTTAAAGGCATAGAGGGGGGGAGG